AGAAATGAAATTAAAAATGTCTTTAATAAATAAAGGAAAACATCATTCTAAGGAAACAAAAATAAAAATGAGTAAATCTCAAAGAGGAAAAACACATTCTGAAGAAACAAGAAGAAAATTATCTTTAGCTAACAAAGGAAATCAACATAACAAGAGGAAACATCATTCTGAAGAAACAAAAATAAAAATTTCTAATACTAAAATGGGACATAAGGTTTCTAAAGAGACGAGACTTAAAATGTCTATATCAGCGCATAGGAAGTTCGAGGCTGCGAAATCAACCAATAGTAAGATAAGATTAACGGAATAAGAAAAGAACGCATTAGAACTAATCTAAATGCGTTTTAAACATAAAAAAGTCCTTATCTCTAAGGACTTTCTCTAACATGATAAAACAATTAAATTTTATATAAAATATTATATGGTTTACTGAACAATATATCTTGTATCGTTGATAACGATCTCCTTTATACAAGGAAGTTTGAAGTCATTGACAATCACCTCGTTATCAAGTCCTTGGTGAGTACTTGGTTTTTTAGGTGTAATATAAGGAGTAAAGAGTAACTTGTCAACTTCGGTTCCTTCATAAAACAACCTTGATTCAATTTCTTTCAATGGAGTTGCTTCAAGATACATTGCATTGTTGTGGGTTATAAGCGCGCTATTACCCATACGCACACCCCATTTGCGTGCTTTAGGAACAAAATCAAAAGCTTTTCCTTCTTTAGCACGATTGTCATTAACCATTTCCTGGTAGTTAAAACAAATCTTAACGTTTGAAACTTTACGCTTAATCACTTTATCGTGATAAGGATTAGCTTCTTTCTGACCGTTAACAACACCATTCTTATTCATAGAAAGGTTTGTTTCGGTGGTGATTTCAGCATTTGTCGGAGTCGTTATGTTCAAAAGAACGTTTACGAGTTCGTTGATGTTGATGTTTTTTGTGTTCATATCAATTTGTTTTTAATTATAGTATAAAGATAGTGTATTTTTACCCAACTTCCAAATAAAAACATAAAATTTCTATATTTAATAGAAGAATAATGAAAGAAACCACTAAATTAATAAAGAAGTTGGAGAAAATAACAGGAAAACGTGTTATTTTTCAAGAATTTAGAGAAATTCCTGACGAAATAGTGCTTTCCAATGATAAAATTGAAGATTTAGCGAGAAGAGCGTTCTTTTTAACATTATCGAGAACAGCAGTAAAAGAATTATATAAAAAGCATTTTACTTCATTATTACAAGCGAGTAATGTTATTGCTGATGAAAATAAAGTAAAAGTTTATATAGACAAATATAAAGATAAAATTATGAGTTATTATGATAAAATAACAACCGAAAAAGATGTTTTGATAAAGCAATGAGAACATGGTACATATATAAAATAACCAATTTGCTAACTGGTAAAAGTTACATAGGACAACATTTAAGAGGGAAAAAGAACCTTTAAAAGAAGATTATGAAGATAATGATTATAGAATATGGACTCGCGGTGAAGATGAAAAGTATTTTAAGAAATTTAAAGAATGGGCGAAACAATATTCTTGGTATAATAAAGTAACATTAGATTTACAAACAAGTGAAAAAGATTGGTGTTATTTTGAAATTAGAATAAAAAAATATCTTATCAACCATAATATAAGTGTTGAGAAAGAAAGCCTATAAGAAATTATAGGCTTTCGGCTTTTTAACCTAATCTTGAATGAGCACTACATTTAATTCCTTGGCTTTGTAAATAAACAACCATTGCAATAGCATGAGTTTCTTTATGATACATAGATTGATTATAGCCGCTAATCCATATTGATACACCAGAAGGGTAATCTTTTCTCGCAATATTGTTTTCAATTAGCCATTTGCCAAATGGCGAGCGACCATCAAACTTAACCCAAGCAAAACCACAAGGATAAATCATAAAATTTTCACCTTGTGTTTTAATCGCATATTCGCGACCTTGTTTCATAGCTTCGTTATAAACTTCTTGAAAATTCATATTATAAAGTTTTAAGTTTATTAACAACTCCTCCTCCAGGAAGTAAAAGAACATGAATGTTCAGGAATAAGTGAAAGTTTTTCTATTATTTCTTTTGCTTGATTTTCAGATATTGTAAATTTAAAATCAGCAATAGGAGAATTTTTGCGTATGTATTTTACCAACCGCCAACTTACACCTTCTGCTCCTTTGCTTTCCATTATAAACCACAAGTGACTCCAATTAGTTATAATTTTATCAACTTTAACTTCAATAGGACCTGTTAATTTGAATTTTACTATAATTTCTTCTGTTTTCATATTATAAAGTTTTAAGTTTTTCAATGACTTCTTCTTTTGTGATATCAGGATTTTCGCAAACCATATCAATAACCATATCTTTTAGTTCTTTAACTTTAGGACCTGGTTTAATATTGAATAATGTCATAATATCATTTCCGTCAACAGGAAGAATAAGAATAGGTTTTTCAACAATTTGCATTGTGCGTAAATCTTCAACCCAATTTCTTTTATCGTTACAAGATTTAACATCAGCTTCCATAAGGTCTAAAAGAAAGTTAAATTTTTCTTCACCTAACTTCATTCTCCACCTTCTAACAACCCTAGGATTTCTACTTGCTTCATCCATAAAAACCATATGATTTTTAATTGTGGTTGTAACTAAATCAATTTCATCGTTAGAAAATTTAAGTTCAGTCATAAAATTTTTAGCAACATCCATTGATTTAATATGATGATCGTAGAAGTGAATTCCTGTTTCAGTAACAGTCTTACACTCAGGTTTAGCAATATCATGTAAGAGTGCAGTTAAACGATGAATAGCAGTAGGTTTAGCGTTACCTACAACATCTAAAATATGACCAAGAACATCTTTGGAGTGAAATTTATTTTGTTCAATACCTTCACAGTTTTCTAATTCAGGAAGAATTTCTTCAATTAAGTGTGTTCTCATTAAAAGTTGAATTCCTCTTACAGGATTTTTACCTCCTAAAATTTTCATAAATTCATCTTGAATTCTTTCTTTAGAAATTTTTCTTAAACTTTCGGTGTTACTAATAATAGCATTAAAAGTATCAATTGCCATTATAAAATCAAAACGAGTGGCGAATCTAATAGCTCTTAAAAACCGAAGTTCGTCTTCTAAAAAATGTTCTGCATTAGTCATTCTTATAATTTCTTTTTTTAGATCTTCTAATCCATTAAAAGGATCAATTATATTTAAATTTGAATCTAAAGCAATACTATTGATAGTAAAATCTCTGCGAATTAAATCATCTTCAATAGTCATAGCGGGATCAGAAATAATTTTAAAATCAGTTCGCTTTTCTCCAATTTTAATTTCTTTTCTAGGAAGGGCTATATCAATAGGCTCTTTTAAATTTAGTTCAAAGGGTTTAAATTTAAGAACCGAAAACGATGCTCCTACAGAATTAACCGTTCCAAATGGAGTTAAAATTGTTTTTAATTTCTCAATTTCAATTCCTGAAACTAATAAATCTATATCTTTAGAAGGAATATTAAGAAAAGAATCCCTTACACTTCCTCCTACAAAGTAAACTTTACCTTTTGTAGTTAATTCCTTGAAAAACATACTGTTTTTTACTTGGTTTATCATTGTTTTTTATTTATAGTATAAAGATACTAATTAAATCACAAACTTCCAAGTAAAAACCTATATTTATAATAAAAATAACAATAAAACTATCAAAAGTAGTGACTTAAACCTGTAAAAATCAATGAAATTAGATATTGCAAGTTGTGATTTAACTGAAATTTATGAGTTCATACAAACACTTTTGGGCGGCTCACAAGTAGATGTTGATATTACTGAAAGAGAAATTAAAATTCTTATGCGTAAAGCTGTTAAAGATTATGCAGAGCAAATAAATAATTGGTATATTACGAGTAATTTTAGCAATGTTCAAGGATTTGATTCTTCTATAAATTTCACAAATCAATTTATTCATGAAAATCCCATGATTGCACAAAGAATAAGTGATTGGTTTGCTTCTATGGCGAGAGTAGGTGGAAAAGCTCTTTGGAATAAAGATTATTTTGTTATTGAAAACGGGAGACAGGTTTATGATTTATCTTTAGAATCGAGTGTTCCTTATAAACGTGGTGAAAGAAGAATTCATAGAGTTATGTGGGTAGCTAAACCTGAAATTATGGGTGGGCAATTTAACCCAGCAATAACAGATGGAGGTTTAACTGTATTTGGAAATGCTGGATTAATGTATGGACAAAATTTAATGTCTTATTTAGGAACTGCCTTTGATGTTGTTTTATTAGCTCAATCTTTAGAAACGAGAAATAAAATATTAAGAAGTGAATTCTTTTATAATATATCAGGAGATAAAATTGAAATAACTCCTATGCCGGGAAATGGAATGGATGGGTTACCTGCTAATAGTAGAGTTTATTATTATTATGTCAATGAAGAAGACATGTTATTATTACAAGAAGAAGGAGATGAAGATTTATTAATATCTAAACCTTCTCAAGTAAAATTAGATATCATAAAATGGTCTGAATTAAATTCTCCTAGTCAAAACTGGGTAGAGAATTGGACTGTAGCTTTATCCAAATATATGTTTGCTTCAAAATTAAGAGCGATTAAGAAGATTGCTTCAGGAGAATCAGAATACCAAATAGAATTTGATTATCAATCTTTATTAGATGAATCTAAAGTAGAAAAAGAAAAACTGCTTGAAGAGTTAAAATTATATTTAGAAGAACTTTCTCCGTTGAAACAATATCAAAATAAAGCAATCATATTTGAAAGTGCGGCAAAGGTAAACAAATATAGTCCTAGGAAATTTTTCGTAGGAGCAATTTTACTTTTATTATCTTTGTCTATATTTATATAAAATATAGGTTAATGAAAACAACGTTTTTATATGAATTAATAGATCCTATAACAGATGAAACTAGGTATATAGGTAAAGCTAACAATCCTCAAATAAGATTTGCGAGACATTTAAAAGATAAACACTTATCTTACAAGTGTAGTTGGATTAAATCTTTAAAAGAAAGAAGTTTAGAACCTATATTAAATATTATCGATGAGGTTAACGAAAGCGAATGGCAATTTTGGGAGAGATTTTATATTCAATTATATAAAAGTTGGAATTGCAGGTTAACTAATTTGCAAAACGGTGGTGAGGGGTGTAGTAATTTAACAGAAGAAACAAGAAAAAAGATGTCTGAGAATCACGGTGGAGGTCCTAAAAAAGGACATTTCGTATCTAAAGAAACGAGAAGTAGAATAAGTCAATCTAACAAAGGAAGAATAGCTTGGAATAAGGGAGTTAAAGGGGTTGTTAAAATGTCTGAAGAATCAAGAAATAAAGTATCTGAAACTCTTAAAGGTCATTTAACTTCACAAGAAACGAGAGATAAGATAAGTCAATCTAAAAAAGGGAAAAAACATTCTGAAGAATCTAAAAAGAAAATGTCTTTAGCTCAAACAGGAAAGAGACGTTCTGAAGAAACAAAAAGGGAAATGTCTTTAGCTCGCAAAGGGAAACCTAATATAAAAAATAAAGGAAGAAAACATTCTTTAGAAACAAAAATAAAAATAAGTTTAAAAAATAAAGGTCAAATAGCCTGGAATAAGGGTAAAAAACTTTCCACAGAACATAAAAAGAAAATATCTTTAACTTTAACTCGTAAAGTATGAGATATTCGAAGAAACAAAAATAAAGGAGAAAACATAATGGCTATAAACGCGCAGGTATTACAAAATTTAGTTAACAATCCAGATTTCAATATGTTGGAGCAATTGTTATTGATTTTTCTCGAAGGTTTTTATGACAAAGAATTATATTTAAGGTTTACAGGAACATATGTAGATTTTAATAGACGAACAGAATTTGAAGCTTTTTTAAAGGCTGCAAATATAAATTTAGGAAGGTATACAAAAATATATGATGAAATAGTTTCATTATATACAGCAGCTGGATGGACAGTCACATACGTTGTTTCTCCAGATTCTTCAGTAATAAGATTTACAGCACCAGTAGTATAATGGAAAAGAAAGTTATTCTTACAGATAGTTAAATAATGAGTGGATCACCTAAAAATAATGAAAGAACTGGCTTTGGAAACAAAACCTTAGACTATCTTAAAAATAAAAGTAGAACTGCTGTAGAAAAATATACAGACACTACAGCACTTTTTCTAGAACTTGATTTTGAAAGAAGTAAAAAGAATTTTTATGGAGAAATTTTAATAAAAGCTTGGAGAAATCCTAGAGGCACAGCAGTTAATGGAATTATATCAATTAAAGAAGCTGATGAAGTAACTGTAGAAGATATTCCTAATCAAATAGCTTCTTTAGATTTTGTTGTTTATATTGATCATTTAAAAGAATTAGGAATATGGCCTCAGTTAGGAGATTATTTCACTATTAAAAATAGAATGTATTTAATACATAGAAAATCTTTATTAGATTCCGATAAAAACTCTATTCTAACAGACAAGGAAGCTGTGACTATAAAATTTTATTGCATAGAAGCGGATAGTGAAAATATAACGCCTTCCATGACAGAAGAATCAGGAACGCAGAATGAAAAGTATAATGAAAAACAATATTAAAAATGTCGATTAAAAGGCGAATTCTTAAAAATATTAAGGATTTTAAAGAAATCACTGTTCCGATAAATAGCACTATGAATTTATCAGGAGACAAAAACTATTCACATTTACCTGATGAATATACGAACTTTTCGCTTCGTCCTATTACTCTTGAAAATATTGACGAAGCTGTTTTTAGAGAATTTCATCGTCGTTGGAAAGTTGCCGGACAAGAATTAGATTTATTAATGTTAGATGCAGAAATAGCTTCTTTAAGATTTCAAAATCCTGAGAAGTTTGATGAAGTTAAAGAATTTTTAAAACTTCCCTATTTCACTTGTTGGAGAAAAGAATCTTCTCCATTATATAGAACATCTCCTTCTAATAAGCCTGCCATATATGTTATTCCTACTATGAAACCTCAAGGTTTAGTTTATGAAGAATGGATTACTCCTCACCCTATAATGACAAAATTCTCTTACATTTTTAAATTCATGACAACTTTAAGAGATAATCTCAATCAATTTGAAAGATTTATGTTGGAATATTTTAAAAATAAAAGAAATGTATTATTGTTAGATAGAGAGAGATTTGAAATTATGCCTGAAGATTTTAAAAAAATAAATTCTTTAGAGGTTAAAGATAGAAATGTAAATGGACAATCTCTTTATGTTTTAGATTATAATATAAATGTAATAGGGTTTTTAAGAGATTTAAAAGATGTTCAAAAAAGAGAAAGACCAAACGTGATCTCACTAAACATGTCAGAAAGAGACGCTACTCCAAATGACAATGGTGAAACTCTTAAAGTTGTTGAAGTACGAATTTTAGAAGAAAGAAAGAAAACCGAATAAAGTTTTAAATATTTAAATCGGTTTTTGTATTCTTCTCTATATTTATATATAAATTCAATTAAAAAATAAATACAATGGCAAAAAAACGCATTACTAATATATCTAGCGGGACTTATAACACTGAAACAGATTTAACAATTGTTCAGCAAAATGCTGGTTCATTTGCTGGAGCTATTTTAGGATTAATGGAAAAAGGTCCTGCTTTCCAAATTATGACTTCAGCTGACTTTGATGAAAGAAGGCTTCGAATGGGTAATTTAAATCCTAGTTTTAAAACCTCTTATTCTGCTTATGAATTCTTAGAACAAGCAAATAATTTAAAAGAAGTTAGAATCTTAGGATTAGAAGGTTATAATGAAGATGTAGCATCGGGCGGCTATGATAAAGCATTTGCTATTATGTATAATTTAGCTGGTGTTGAACCTGCAGGAACTTTATTAGAAATCAATGATATTACTACTAATGGAACAACTACAGTTGTTATTACAGCAGATGCTCAAACAGTTGGAGATAATGCTTTCGTAACAGGAGATTATGTAGTATTAGCCGGTATAACTGGAGTAACAAGTGCTAATGGTCAATTTATAGCAGCTAACGTTGTAAACACTCCTGGTGTAAGTGTAGTATTTGAAATTACAGTTGGTGCTATTGTAGCTGTTGGAGCTTGGACAGGTGGAGGTACAGTACAACCACGTAAACCTTTAGTGGCAGCTGCAGAAACAGTAGTTTGTATTTTAAAACCAAGAAGAACTTCTTTTACATTATATGCAGAAGTTGATTATGTACAATTAAGTGCAACAACACAAAGTGATTTAACAACTGCTTGCACAGATGATCTTTTCTTAATGACTATTTATTTTAAAGGAAATCAAACAACTTATCCTCCGATGATTGTTAAATGTTCTTTAAGACCTACTTCAAATCAATACATAGCAAAAATATTTGGAACTGATCCAAGGGATACAACTAAACTACAAGGTGGAGTTCCTCCATTATGGGTAGAGTTTATTTATCCTTCTGTAGCTCATAAAATTGTTACAACAACAACAGCTGGAATAGGCACAGGTTATTCAGGATATTACTATCCTGGTGATACTCCTGTTATTGGTGGTTTAGGTTATGATAATGATAGAGGTTATTTAACTTTAGCAACTGGAAATATTACAATTCAAGAAAACTTTTCTTATCCTTCATTTGTGGTTCTTTCTGCAACTCCGGGAGCAAACATTATAATAGAAACTACAACTGATCATGGACTAAATGTCAACGATCCTGTAACATTAGTTAATATAAATGGTATTTTAGTAGGAACTGTTTCAGTTAATGGTAATTGGTATGTTAAAGCAACTCCTTCAGGAACAACATTTACAATTAAAGATGCTGAAGGTAATACTCCAGTAACATCTGGTTCTTATATAGGTGGAGGAACAATTAAAAAGACTTTCACTCCTACATGGGAAAGAGAAGTTATGGATTTAGGTGGCGCTGTTGGAACTGAAGTAGAATTCCAAACTCCAATAACTCCTTGGTTTGTTTCTGATTTCGATGAAAATGGTGAAACAAAACGTTTATTTAGAATATGGAGTATATCAGATGGAGAAGCTGCTAATACAGAAATAAAAATAGAAGTATCTAATATTAATCCTGATGGAAATTTATTAAAAGGTTCTTTCGATATTATAGTAAGAGCTAATTCTGATACTGATGATAAAGAAAAAGTTGTTTACGAATCTTTCTCTAATTTAACAATGGATTCAACTTCTTCTAATTACATTTTAAGAAGAATAGGTGATGGTGAACAATTTGAATTACAATCAAGTTTCATTTTTGTTGAATTAAATGAAGATGATGTTCTTCCTGATACTTCTCTACCTTATGGTGTAGAAGGAATTCCAAGTATAAATGGAATTAAAGCTCCAGATGTTATGTGGGCTACAAGTTATGATTTAGCTAAACCAACAACAAGACAATATTTAGGTTTACCTAATAATAGCATTAACATGATGAAAGCTATTACTCCAGACAATTTATCATTTAAAAACTTAATTTCTTATGACGCTGCAGTAGGCCTTGGATTCCATTTAAATCCTCAAATGATTTCTACTGGAACTTTATATACAATTGTGTCTGCTTCTTTTAAATTAGCTGAACCAAAAGCTTATTATACTTCTACAACTAGCACAACACCAGTTACAGGATTAGATAAAGTTAAACGTTCTAAATATGTAGTTAACATATTTGGAGGTTTTGATGGTTTCAATGTTTATAAACAAAGAGAATGGGATATAACTACATCTAAAGATTATGAAGCTTTAGAAGATGCTATAAAACTTTTAAATGATGCTGAATCATTAGAAGCTGACTTTTCAGTAATCATTACTCCTGATATTAACTTTGAAATGCATCCTAATGCAACTGAATTAATATTAGAAATGTGTGGTGAAAATGGTAGAGGTGATGCTTTATTTATCTTTGACTTTGACTATGGTTATATTTCAGGAAGTTATCCAGAAATAAACCCAACAAGTGCTAAGATAGCTTTACAAGGTTCAAATATGTTATCTTCATTTGCCGCAACATATTATCCTGATTGGCAATTTAAAGATGAAGTAAATAATATTAATCCTTGGATTCCACCTTCAGTATTAGCATTTGCAACTATAGCTGCTACTGCAACAAATGAAAACGTATATCAACCACCTGCTGGTTCTTTAAGAACTGTAACTGAAAATTTAGTTCGCACACGTCAACGTATGAAATTACCAGATAGAGAAATTCTTAAATCAGCTAATATTAATCCTATTACTTTATTCCCAGGTTCAGGTTATGAAATTACTGAATCAAGAACAACTCAAGAAGTTCTTTCAGCTAGAAGTTTTATTCATAATAGACTTTTATTAGGTTATGCTAAAAAAGCTTTAAATCAATCTCTAAGACCTATTTTACATCAACTAAACACTGGAAAAGCTTTAAAAGATTTAATGCTTGATGCTATTGAACCTATTTTCGCTAGAATTAAACGCGAACAAGGTTTAGAGGATTTCAAAATTACTATTACTGATGATCCAAATGATAGAACTACTTTATATGGAAAAATTGAAATAGTTCCTTTATATCCAGTGGAGCGCATAATATTAGAATTTTCACTTGTTAACGGATCATTGAATTTCAATACTCAATAGATTAATAAACAACAAGTTATAGATAATGTAATAAGTTAGTTTTATTATTTAACATAACTAATTCAAATAAAAAAGTCAATAGAAATATTGACTTTTTTTATTTCACCTATATTTAATATAAAAATCTAAAACTATTCACTCAATGAAAAAACAAAAAAGAACATTAATAGAGATTTATCTAAGTAAAGGTTTAACTTTAGAAGAAGCAATATTAAAATCACAAACAAGAAGTAATAAATTAAAAGGGCAAAAACGAAGTCTTGAAGTAAGGAAAAAGATGAGTGAGTCCAATAAGAGATATAGAAAAGAACATCCGGAAGAGTCAAAAGAGAGATATGTTAAATTTAAAAAAACCATGAGTTCTAAAACACAAGAGGAAAAAGATTTAACAAATATAAAAAGAGGAGAAAGTATAAAAGCAGCTTGGAGTGATCCTAAAAATATTAAAACATATGAGAAAAGAAATAAAAAGTTAAGTGAAGCAAATAAAGGAAA